CAACTTCGGGGCGAATCTTTATTGACTTAATGTTCGCAGGAAAGTTAATTAGGTTTCTGATATTGTTTGTTGTATTGAAGTCAAGAATGAAATCACCGTAAATATCGGTAGCCCCGTTCTGCGCAAGGTCAAGGTCGTCTGTTCCGCTATCGGTTGTCAGAAGGTCTGAAATGTTTGATGATTCACACGTGACAAGCCCACCATTAGGAACGTTCACCGTATTACGAATGTCATACGAAGTATTCTGACCGAGTATTGTAACGTTTGAAAAAACACTACCCGCTTGCATTCCGCTTGGAAGTTGCAGGGTGCAAGAATTGAGTTTGCAATTGTCAAAAGTTCCATTAAGATACCCGCCAATTGTGATAGCAACGTTTATAAAATGATTGTTCAAAAATGTCCCATCGCCACCGTTCTCTCCATACAAGGTTGTATTTTCAAGAATGTTATTTGCAAACGTATTTATGTTACAAGCCCCAAGCAAAATGATTGCCGACTTGCATTTGTTGTTTGAGTTTGCACCGCCTATTGCAAACTTATTTTGACCGCTAAAAAACGCGGCAAAACTCCATTCGTTACCCCATTCGTCATAAACAAAAAGTGGCGCGAATGTTCCTTCAGTTCCGATACTAAGAGTGAACACGCAGGGGAAGCCCTTGTACTCAACACCATCGTCAGGGTACAAAACTTCTTCCCAGTTTGTTAAATCGTCAGGGGGTTCGTTTGCGGTGTACGCGCCCAAGTTCTTCCACACCTTGCCATCCCATTGCACCAACTCGTCAGTAGCGTAAATTCCCGCTTGCGACCAATTCGCAGTTACAAGGTCAATGTCAGGGCAAGCGAGAAAAATTACTGCTGACGAGTGAATCGTGCTATTGGAAGTCGCTGTTACAACTATCGGTGGCGCAGCGTTTGAAATGAAATACATTGCCCCCGCTTGTAAGTCAGCACCCGCAACAAGAGCCTGAAATGCGGCTTTTGTAATTACAATGTAACGTTCGTTAATGAACTCATAAATTTGTTGCGCGCTCACCTGATACCCCCCGCCAAAGTCAAGGTATTGGTCTGTCCCCGCAACGTGAGCAAGTTCACCGATTGAAGTCAATTCCCATTTCAGCGGGTCACTATCAGGGTCAACCCCGCTTGTCGGTGTTCCTGAAATGTGTTTGTAAATGTTGCCGTTAAAACTGACGTAGAACACGCCAGTATAGGTTTCACCGCTGTCGTAAGGGGTGAGCCCCGCGCCACTATTCAACGCCTTCAGCGCGGTATAAAGCGCAATCAGGTTGCCATCCATTTCGGGATGAGTAAGCGCAGCCCCTTTCGTTGCAAGCGGAGGGTGCGAAGTTACCCGCAGTAACATTTCAGTTTCAAGTGTCATATCTTGGAAGCGGGTGTTAAACGGTGAATTGATTTTGCCCCGCTTGTAATGTCGCAGCCCGTTTCAAATAGCGGGTACGTGTCAGGGTTTTCTTTTAAGAACCGCAAGCACTCTGTCAAGTACAAGCTGCCTTCGCTACGCTTGCCCGATGCAATGGCAAGGATGATTTTTGCGTCAGCGGGTTCGCTGCTTTCCGATGTCTTTGTTACCGTTCCAAAGGGCGTGTCAACGGCATTGGAAAACATTTTGTAGTGTGCAAACGCAAAACAAGCGATGGCAGCGCGCAAGCCCTGAAAGGATAGTGTAACCCCATCAACAACGTACGTTCCACCGTTCAACAGCTTTGTGTACTTCGCATCGTTTCTGTTTTCAATCAGGTCGGTGTATAGGGCGTTGCCAAGAACTGGCGCAACGTCTTTGTTCTGCGCAGAAAGGATATGCGGTTGAACCATAACCTCATCGCGGGAGTTTACAGCCATCTGCGCAAAAGCCCGCATATCGTCAACTGAAATTAGTAGTGTCTGTTTCATACGGTTACGGGTAGGGGAGTTCCATTCACAATTGCTGCCGCAGTATTGTAGTCAATTCCAAAAACCGCGTTCAGGAAATTAATCTTTTGCTGCGGCTGCATAGTGGGGTCTGTTACAATCGTTTGGAGCGCGGCAATTTTTCCCACCTCCAAAGTTTCTGCAATAGGCTTCACGTTTTGGTCGTCTTCTAATCCTGTCAACGGCACTATCAGGTAATCATTGTCGTCAGCAGGGTTGCCTTCAAACCAATCGCCAAGCAACCCCTGAATGATGTCGCCAATCTTGTCGCGCTCATCTTTTGTGCGCTCATCGTAGTTTGCCTTCGCTTCCTCCCACTCCTTTGACAATCCAAGCTGTCCCGCAACCTTAATCGCGTGCAACGCCAACGGCTGACCGTACGAACGTATGATGTTTTCCATTACCGTTGTTTCAGTCAACTCGTACACCTTGTCGTTGTCCTGTTTCTCAACCTTGACAATTTCAGGCTTTGCGTTTGGTGTAGGGCATTCGACAACTACAATCTTGTGAGAGGAATCAACGCCTTGAAAAGAGTTCAACGATTCAACATACTCGTCACGTTCCTCGTCACTCGCAAACTCACCGTTGAATATCCAAAAGTAGTTTGCCATAAAGTCCGTGCTGATGCCACGAAACTTCCACATTTTAATTCCTGCGTCAGTCAGTACGTCTTCAAAAACCGCATCGCAAACCGCAGGGGGGTACGTGCCTACGCCATTATCAGAGTGGTAGAAGATATGCCCCTGCCACTTGTCGTAACCGCCCGCGCTTTCGATTTGCTCGTAAATTTTTTCACTATCTTTTGTGTACAGGTGAAACTCCTGAACATCTGCCCTGCGAAACGCCTTGTCAGATTCGCCCGCCCAATCAGGATGCACTTTTACCGTTGACACAACTCCCAAGTCATCAGGTTCTGAAAGTCGGATAACCTCAATAGGAATGTGCTTGATAGAATTAATTTCAAGCAAGGCGTTGTAACCGATATGTAAGGCGAAGCCGCGATACATTGCGCGGTCAGCACAAATCAAGCGGTGAACATCCGCAAGCGTTTCGCCTCTCTCGTTTACAACAAGCGTTTCAATCTCCGTGTTACGAAACCCGTTACCGCGTAAATGCTTTTGCAACAGGTTTGTAGTTGCCGTTGCTGTACCGCTTGCATTAATCGCGTTGCGAACTCTCTGCGGGTATTTATTGTCGGAATCATAAAGCTGAATCTTCAGGCTTTTGTCGCTCCGCACATCAACCCGCTTCCCCGCAAAAGAGGGTACGGCAATTCTTGAGTTCTTTGATTCAGCCATTTCGTTATGCTATTGCCTTCGGTTTGCGTGTTCTTGCTTTCCTTGTTACTGCTTTCGGTTTTTCCTCCACATAACCTTCGTTGATGTCAAACAAATTTATGTTTGATTCTTTTTCAGCGATGATTGTTTTGGCAATCGCGTCTGTGCAATTTGCGCGTGTCACCATCATACCTAACGTGGTGGAAAAAACGCGCGTGTTTGGTTTCATTTCGTATCGCATAAGTGTTGTTGATTTTTGTAATTCGGTTTCTGTCGTGTGCATCTTCAGGAACGCCTTGAAGCGGGTAATTGCGCGCTCCACTTCGCTCTCGCAACCTTCACAGGCAATCATATCGCCAAAGGCAAAGTAGTACAGCGCAACAAATTTATCGCGGGTTGCTTTATCTGTTAGCACGCTGTACGCGCTTAACTCGTCAATCGCAAACGTTCTTACTTTGTCAATCGGATACATCGGTGTGAAGATAAAAACAAAAGGCGACAAGGGTTATCCCTGCCGCCCTCTGTTGGTGTATTATTGATTCCTGTTAAGGAACGTCAAGCGCAAGTACCGCAGCTTCAGTTGTAGCAAGGTCGGTGTCGAAGAACGTCACAGCGGGCTTGCTCTCGCGGGCATACTCCTGTGTCTTCAGTTCAATCTTGAACGCGCCAAGCGTTTCGGCATCCTGAACGTTACGCTCAAAGTTCTCAAACTTCAAGCCTGAACCAAGCCCGTAAACTTCATACTTCGCGTTGCCATCCGTGCCAGTATAGTTGTTCTCAATCAGGCAAACGTAGTTGCCATCCTTCAAGTTCAACAGCTGTAACTTCGTAGCGGGCGACAAGTTGAACACAAGGAATGATACACTATGTTCGAATTGATTAATGTACTTTCCTTTCACTCCGTTCACCTTTGGTTCGGTTGATTGCAGTTGCCCTTCAAAAGTCCAAAAACGTTTTCCCGTTTTCATCGTTATGTCAGTACAAAGCATCGCGTTGGCGGGGTCGTATGTGACACTTTCAATGTCAGCTTTGTTTGCAATTCTGAACGTTGAGTTGATGCCTGACGCAAGCGGGTTCTCACAATCAACGGTGAAGCCCGCTGTCAGCGCGCCACACACGAACGACATCTTGCGAATGCTTGCCTTTGTGTAACTCTGCGCAAGCACAAAGGATGCAACAAGCGAAGTCACGAACAGGGAAGCGGTCAGCGCGCCATCGCCACCACCAACAAGCCCCGCGAAAAGAAACGCGAAGACAATTGCCGTGATAAGTGATACAATATTTTTCAGTCTGTTTTTCATTTCAGTTTTCTGTTTAGCGGTGAATTAATAAGCAACCTGAACCAAGTGGTCAAGGGCAACCTTAACATCAATCATATTCGCAAACTCTGCGTACATCTTCGCATCGTCTTTTGAATGCCACACGTCAAGCGCGCCAAGTGCAGAAGCGGCTTCAGTTCCCATCAACAGGTTTGCTTTTGGGGCAAGGATGGCGCGGTGAGGCAGCGTTGTCTTAACAGGGGTCAAGTCGTCACCGAAATACGCAGACAACATTCTGTCCCAAATTTGCATTGGGACAACAGGTATGCCGTTCCACACCAACGTTTCAAGCCCGCTTTCCTGACGATTGTAAGTAATTTCAATACCTGCAATTGACTTGCGCTCTTTCTCAAGTTGGTCAGCAACAGATTGCGTCACGTAGTAACGCAAATCGGATTTGTTCATACCGCGCATACGAATGTCAGCGTCATACCACATTGTGTCAAGTGCTTTTGAAACAACCTGATTCGTTACTTCAGTCGCAGTAAATTTCTGCGCTGCGTAAGATACGCCCGCGTTCATCGTGGCAAGACCTGTTGTTGACAGGCGCGCTGCATTGGCAGTAACGATGTCGAAAATCTGCGCCCAGATTCCATCAATAGCATTGAAGAATTTGAGTTCACCTGCGGCAAGGTTGTTGCCTGTTCCCGAAACAATACCCTTGTCACCGAACCACAGCAAACGCTGATACACTTCGGCAATCATATCGGTAAGCTGCTCCACGATGAAGCCGCCAATTTCTGTTCCTGTGATGTCCTGCTTGTCAACGCCAACGGACAAAGAGTATTGAAGAACCGTGTCAATGAACGTTTGGTAACATTCAGCGAAGCGGTCACCAATCAATTTTGGCTGCCACGTTTTTTCGATTGTATCAAAGCCCCACGTTGCGTTGGTCGGCATCGGGCAAGCTGTTTGCTTGATACCCGCAAGCCCCGTGTGACGCCCGAAGATGATGAGTTGTTTGTCAGCGACAATACCCTGTTTCACTTCAACGATGTCGTTGAGTACAGGGTCATTGAAGAAACCTTCAAATAAGGCTTCGCGCATTCCTTTGATTTGGTCTGCTGTGATTGCAGGAAGTGAGGTAATAAGTCCCATTGTATT